ACCTTTATGACAATTGGAGTTGTCACTGGTGCTCTCATTAGCCTAGGAGTTCTCTTGAACCCACTGTACAAAAGAGTGAAGCGATTTATGCAGTGGATGGAGCGCTTCATGCGCGACTGGGAAGGCGAAGAGGCGGCACCAGGCAGAGATGAAGTCCCAGGAGTGATGCAGCGCCTCAACAAACTAGATGGCGAGTTAAGTCAAAACGGCGGTAAGTCCACAAAAGACACCGTCAACAAACTCTATGCAAACCAAGAGTTAGTCATGGAGGCCTTTGTAGAGATGGGCGAAAGGCTAATTGCCATTGAAAATTGTTTAACAGACACAAAGACTGAACCCCGTATTTAAGGGAAGATAGACCTATGAGCGACGTGCAATTTCAAGCAAAAGACTGGAACCCGTTTTTAGCGGCTGCCAATCTTCTTGACTCTTTTAACCCAAAGCATGAAGAGGAAAGAAACAAGAGAAAGCGCTATCATTACGAGACCGCTATGGCTCACCAACGCCACACAGAACAAACAGTACTCGCTAGAAAAGAAAAACCAACACCAGCAAATACTGGAGCACCAGTACCTGGTTACCTAAAACGCGGAGCAATAAACCCATCAACGACAGGAGCACCAGTGCCAGGCACACTAAAGAACAACACAGCAACTCATCCAATTACGGGAGAAAAAGTCCCACCAGTACCAGTGAAGTCTAAGGGCGCAAAGCCAACGGCTCCTGGAACACGACCAAAGAAGAAGTAACTATGGCTGGCGGTTTATCTCGTGACCATAATTCATACAACCACTTTAATGCTGGGTATGACTCACGAGTAAACCCATTGTCAGCAATTGACAAAAAGATATTAGACTTTGCAGTTCGCACGAAGCAGATTCCTGCATTAAAGTCTCATGGTCAGATACTTCGTAATTTTGGTATGTACCCACCAGAGTTTTGGACTCGTGCACAGAACCTGTCTGAACATCGAGATGTTCCAGAAGAGCACAAGACGATCTTGTCCGAGATGTTTCCAATGCCATCACGCCCAGGACCTATGGGTGGTGGTGCGGAGTATGACCCAGAAAGCAAAAAATTTAGTCATGGATTGGAGTGGTAATGAAGTGTGCAAATTGTTCTAACGATGCCCTGTACGTCTACCGTATAACAAAAGAGAAGTCTGTACATTACTGCGGTAAAGACCTACCAAGTTTTTTAGAGGATCGTCGTAAGGCTGGATTACTAAACATTACTCAGGCTCTTACTGATGCTAAAGAAGAGGTTGTTGAAATACTTTCAGTTTCAAAGAAGAAGGCTCCTAAGAAAACAGAGGAATAGATGAAGTTAATTCGCAAATTTGCGATACAGGGACATTACGTGCCCTCAGCAGCGCACAGCCCTAGGGGCCCATTTCCTCCAGAAGTTTTAGCAGGTCCTCAGATGGATCAGAGCGAGTATCATGCTGACTCTTTGCATGTGGGTCTAGATGATGTGCGTTTCTTCAAATGCAAGGACTGCTACACCGTCCTAGAAACAAATGAACTTGAAGACCATGATTGCGATGATTTTAAGTAGACTTGTCATGCCTCTAAGCGCATGAGGCTTTAACTTCTCTAGAGAAAGCAGACTATTCATGGCAACAAATAACAACGGAAACCTGCTCGATGACGCAGGTAACGTAGCAATTGACTTTGTATGGGGTAACTTCCCTATTCAACCAAACGATGCTCGTCCAGATGCAGCAAGTGCAACTCTTTCAGATACAGTCTACACAAGAGTAGCGGGTCGTCTAGATCCAGCAGCAGATAACCACATCATCGCTCTTTCAGGATGGAACGGGTTCCCATTGTACAACCCAGGTTCATACGGTGAAGATGTAGCAGGAGCAACTGACTACGTACTCGTACCTAACGTACTCGGTCTTACAACAGCACTTGCAACTGACGCAATGAAGGACGCATCACTCGTTCCTACAACTGCAGCAGCAGCAACAAACGCAGCAGGTGTCGTAACAGCAGCGTCACGTACAGCAGGCTCAGGCGTTACAACAATCACTGACTCAGCACACGGTTTTGTTACAGGTAACAAGGTAACAATCTCATCTGTTGATGCGACAGTTAACGGTACTTACACAGTTACACGCCTTACAGACAACACCTTCACAGTCACAACAACTGCTACAACCCTACTTGCTCTTACAAGCATTACAGGTGCAGTAGTTGCCGTTGCTGGAACAATCAAGGCACAATCACTTGCAGCAGGAGCAAACACAATAACACCAGGTGCAGCAGTAACGATTACTCCTTGGGCAGCAGCATCCTAATCTGTTAGGATAAACACATGGTACGTCCAGTAGGCGGTAGAGCAGTGAGCAATCAACGCACTGCTATACCGTCTTCTGGCGAACTTCTTGGTCAGGTCTCTAAAACCTTCACTGCTCTACCAACAGCAGCCTCCTCTGGAGAGTTCGGTGGTATTGAGTTCCTTGGTGAAATTGATAAGTACTACAAGCCACAATCTTTTGGAGAAGCAAACCGCCGCAATCAGGCTGGCGATGCATTAGCACAGAGCATTGATGCAGATGCGTATTACATTGACTCAGACGGAAATTACGTTGATCGCTCTTCTTACCGTCAATCTTACGATGAAGACGATGACACAGGTGAACTAATTGTCCCTGGTTACAAAGGCCCTCAAGCAGATGAAGGTACCGCTGCTGCGCCACTTACTGTTGTCCCAACTTCCAGTACCAACCCAGAACGGCCCCGAACAGTAGCCGCAGGTTACGATAGGGTAAGAGGCGTTCTGACTGTGGTATTCCGTGATGGAACTTTCTACAACTACTACGAAGTAACCCCATCTGAGTGGCAGAACTTCAAGAAGCGTGTTTCAAAGGGCCAGTACATCTATAAGTACTTAGACTTTAAACCTCGTGGACCTGCTAATGTTCGCTCTATCCCAGCAGGTGTGCGTAAAGAGTTCTACCGTTATGCTCGTCTCTCCCAGACAAGCAGTCGTGGAAAGCAGTACAGCACCTCATCCAGAAAGAAGTAAATGCCAAAGGTACACAATGTCGGATCACTATTTGTTCAAGTTACTCGATTCCCCTATGAGTGGGGTAATAAACTTGTTGTTCGTGGCTGGAGTCAAGAAATAGAAGAACCGTACAGAACTGCTACTCCGTTCATAGTACGATTACCCAAGTACCATGGATTAGTCTTAGGTAAATGGGGAGCCATGAAAGAAGAAGAAGAAGCATTAAGCGGCGCACTAGCAAGACGGGAAGTTACATACGATGATTTTACGGAAGAAGCAGGCTGGACACCAGCCACAGAGTCGAATCGAGAAACGAGTGTCGACGGTCTCTACTCCAGATTTGATCTTATGGATGGAGCAATCAATGTATACGATCGGCAAAAACATCTCCACATGGCAGAGGCACCAGAGCGAGGCTGACCTCGACGAGGTAGTGATGGGCGCTGAGGCCTTCCACGCTATTGCCAAAGAGTTAAAGCGACGCACACAGAGTTCCATATGACCGTAGATCAAGACAAGTTTGAAGAGATCACCCCTGAGTTCTATCAAGCAGAAGAACAGGGTGAGAACGAACCTCTAGATGAACAGTTAGATGAACTGTCCCAGCAGTTTGTTGACAAACTTGTTGAAAAGATCATGGACTTTCTTAAGGTCCTTGTTGGCCATGATCTGCACCCGTACCAGAAACCATTAGCACGACGCATTATTGAATCCGTCATCATTAACGATGGCGAAGAAATCACAGCACTTGCTTCACGTCAGTCAGGAAAATCAGAGACTGTTGCTGACACAGTAGCCACACTTATGGTGCTACTTCCTAGACTTGCAAAGTTATACCCAGACTTACTTGGTAAGTTTAAAGATGGATTGTGGGTGGGACTATTTGCACCTACTGAAGGACAGGCTGAAACATTATTCGGTAGAACAGTCACACGCCTTACATCAGAGCGTGCACTAGAGATTCTTGGTGATCCTGAGATTGATGACCAGACTGCTCGTGTGGGAGGCGTAACACGTCAGATTAAACTAAAGAAGTCAGGCTCTACAATCACGATGATGACTGCAAACCCTCGTGCAAAGATTGAGTCTAAGTCTTTCCACTTAATTGTTATCGATGAGTGCCAAGAGGCTGATGACTTTGTTGTATCAAAGTCAATCTCTCCAATGCTTGCCTACTACGCAGGAACAATGGTCAAGACTGGAACACCTACAACAAGTAAGAACAACTTCTACAAAGCAATCCAGATGAACCGACGTCGTCAGACGACTCGTGGTAATAGACAGAACCATTTCCAATGGGACTGGAAAGATGTTGCAAAGTTTAATGATAACTATGAGAAATTTATTAGAAAAGAAATGCTACGAATTGGTGAGGAATCAGATGAATTTCAAATGTCGTACAACTGCAAATGGCTTCTTGAGCGAGGCATGTTTGTTACTTCGAACATTATGGACGACTTGGGGGACACTTCTCAAGAACTGGTTAAGGTATGGCATAAAACCCCAGTCGTTGTCGGCATCGACCCTGCTCGTAAAACTGACTCTACAGTTGTTACTGTGGTTTGGGTTGATTGGGATCGTCCTGATGAGTTTGGTTATTTTGATCACAGAGTCCTTAACTGGTTAGAGATGCAGGGAGACGATTGGGAAGAGCAATATTTCCAGATCGTAAACTTCCTCAGTAACTACGACGTCCTTGCTATTGGTGTGGACGCTAACGGTGTAGGCGATGCTGTAGCACAGCGTCTTAAACTATTGATTCCTAGGGCAGAGGTTATGTCTTTGACGTCTAGTCCTAGTGAGCAATCTGGTCGTTGGAAACATCTACAGGCACTCATCCAACGCAAGATGCTCGCATGGCCAGCCCATGCAAAAACTCGGCGTTTACGAACATGGAAGCGTTTTTATCAACAGATGGTGGATGCAGAGGTACAGTACAAGGGTCCTAATTTCCTTGTAGCCGCCCCTGACGAATCCTATGCACATGATGACTTTGTGGATTCTCTGGCTATTGCCTGCTCCTTAACTAAGGATTTGGTAATGCCAGAAGTTGTTGCATCAAGTAATCCTTTTTTCTAGTTAAACAACATAGACCGCTCAAAAAGGTGGAAACTATGTACTAGGAAAAGGCCTTTCCAATACATCCTTAAGGAGTAAATATGACAATCTCACCAGCACCTCGCTTTCCAGAGCGTGCACCTCAAGTCTACGAAATGAAGGGCGCAGGTAACGCAACTCGCCGTGGACCACTACGCTTTGAAGAAGGAATTGCAACTGACACAGACGTGCCAGCAGATTTCCAGACAGGAATGATGTCAGGTTCTGCAACAGCACCTGGCCGTCCAAACCGTAACGCACCAGTGTGGCAGAAGACTGCTGCTGAAACTCTTTCAGAGCGTGCACACGTTGGATCAGCATCATGGGTAGAAGCACCAACATACCTTGGTGAATTTGCACATGGAACAATGAACGACTACTCAGGCGCTCAGATTGAGACTGCAGTTCGTTCAGGTGGACGCACACAGCGTATGTCACCAACAGTCGTAAACGACTAATAGTTTAATAAGTACGCCGAGCCACCCTTGCACTAGTGTGAGGGTGGTTAGGCTATCCTTGGAGGAGATATGAGAAAACCCGCAAACCCAAAGTTGTATGCAACGATCGTTGCTATGGCTCGTGCTAAGTATTCGTCATATCCAAATCCTGGTGCATCAGCGTGGGTTCACAAGAAGTACATTCAATCTGGTGGACAGTTTATTGAGACCACTGAAGCCACACGTAAAGTTGCAATGGCTAAGAAAAAAGAAGACAAAGAAAAATCTAAGCATTTAGAAGAGAAAAAAGAAACCAAGAAAGATAAGAAGAAGTAATGTCGTTTCTTGACTTTAGTCCCCCGTCGTATAGAGCAGCGTCTAGCGATTTAACAATCTCTATTTCACCACTTGGTTTGGTGGAACTTGCTGACGAAGAATTTGAAGTACACGGTCCCCGCCTCAACCGTTATTCACTCAACTGGGCGATGTACCTTGGTCATCACTGGGGTTACCGCCGTGAGCAAGGTGAGATGCAGATTGCAGTTAATTACTACCGTGCATTCAATGACTACCTTTCACGTTTTACATTTGGTAACGGAATACACTTCCGTTCTCCTAAAGCAACAGAAGCAATTGTTCCAGACCGCTTAGAGCGTATCTGGGAAGTAGACAACGACAAGATGCGTGTTCTACTTGAGATTGGTCAGCAAGGCGGAATTACAGGCGATTGCTTTGTTAAGGTCGCTTACGAAGAGCCATGGACTGACTCTGCTGGACACTTCCATCCTGGTCGTGTTCGTCTACTACCCATGAACTCTTCATTCTGCTTCCCTGAGTTCCACCCACACGATCGCACACGCCTATTGCGTTTCAAGCAGAAGTATCGTTTCTGGGGAACATCACTAGAAGGTACACGTCAAGTGTTCACCTACACTGAAATTTTGACTGATGACGTTATTGAAGAATACGTTAACGACGAGTTGATTGACTCTCGTCCAAATCCACTTGGACTAATTCCAGTGGTACACATACCTAATGTTCCTGTTTCAGGATCGCCGTGGGGTCTCTCGGACGCACACGACATCATCACTATCAACCGTGCATACAACGAAATTAGCACTGATGTCGCTGACATCATTAACTACCACGCATCACCAGTAACGGTGATCGTGGGTGCTAAAGCCTCTAACTTGGAAAAGGGTGCTAAGAAAGTTTGGGGCGGTCTTCCAAAAGATGCCCAGGTTTTCAATCTTGAAGGCGGCGCCCAAGGTATTGATGGTGCTTTGAAGTATCTCGAACTTCTAAAGCGCTCAATGCACGAAGTCATGAACATCCCAGAAACCGCACTGGGACAAGTTCAAGCAATCTCTAACACTTCAGGTGTTGCACTCTCTATCCAGTTCCAGCCTTTGATGAATCGCTACTCACAGAAAGTAGCACAGTACGGTAAAGGCATTGAAAGAATTAATGAGTTAGCACTTCGTACTCTCTACCTCAAAGAGCCAGAGACTATGTTGTACAACCCAGACTTTGATGGGCCAATCAAGCCTGGTCAGTTACCGCAACTTGACCCTAATGATCCGATCTCATACCTAAACTACGCTCACTTCCCACAGCCACTTCCTCTCGACAAGTTGATTGCTCTCAACGAAATCCAGACTAAGTTGGGTATGGGTCTTGAGTCTAAGGAAGGTGCACTTCGTACTCTTGGTGAGGAATTCCCAGAAGAGAAGTTAGAGGAGATTCGTCAAGAGTTGATCTCTGATGCTGAGGCAGATGGCGCTCTACAACTTGTAAAGATCCAGATTCAGAAGCAGATCATGGACATGACTGGCATGATGCCAGGACCTGATGGAAACTCTGCTATCCCAATGCAACCAATGCAATTAGGCGATGGCGACGTTATGGGTGACGGCATGATGGGCCCACAAGATCCAGCCAACCCACAGAACCCAGCAAGCCAAGAGACTAAGGGAATCGAAGTCCAGGCTGAGGCTGAGTTACGAAATAAACTTGTCACCGATGCCTACGGAACTAAAATCCCACAGCGCAGAACGGTCGATAAGGAATAGAAGATTCTGATAAAAAATCAGAGTATAACGAGACATTTGTGTTGAAATGTAATGCAATTATCTCGTAACAAAACCCAGTGGCACGCCGAAAGGCATTCGGACAAAGACATAGAAAATATAGGTGATTACTATGGAAAACCAAGTAGAAACCGCTGACTTATTGTCTCCGCAATTAGCGGAAGCAGTGACAGCACAAGAAGTTTTTCAGAATGAGGTGAGTTCTGTGTATACCGCAGATGACATTGCTAAGGCTCGTGAGCAAGAAAAAGCAAAGTTATACCCTCAGATGGAAAAGATGAAAGAAGAACTTGCGGCTGCAAAGTTGCGTGCTGAAGAAGCCGCAGCCAAAGAAGCAGAACGTGAAAACCTTCGTCTTGCTCTTGAAAAAGAGGCAGAGGCAAAGCGTAAGCAAGAAGAAGAAAGTGAACTATCGTTCAAAGAACTCCTCGCAAAGAAGGAGCAAGAATTTAGTTCTCAACTTGAGAACGAGCGTCTTGAAAGAGAACGTGCATTTGCTCTACTAGAGCAAGAGCGCAGGTTCCAAGAACTAATGAATTACCGTCAAGATCGTCTGGAACAAGAGCGTGACAGTATTGTTCCTGAACTAATCGATTTGATCCAAGGTAATACTCCCGATGAAATTGAGAGCAGCATCGCTATTCTCAAAGACAAGTCTTCAAGCATCTTGCAGTCTGCACAAGCAGCCATGCAGAATGCGAAGCAACAAATGGCAGGTACTCGAATTACCGCACCTGCCTCAGGACCCCTCGATAATGACTCGTCACAACAATCGTATACACCCGATGCAATTCGGGACATGACAATGGCCGACTATGCGAAACAAAGAGCCAAGTTACTTGGCACTGCCGCCAGCAATCGTGGTCAGGGACTGTTCGATCAGTAATCCCTTCCAACTAACCCATTAAGAAAGGACTTGACCTAAATGGCAAGTGCAATTACAGGTACTGGGCAACTCGCAGGAGCGCCTACCGCTTATTCAGGTTCAAACTCATCTTTGAACCAAGCAATTCAAACAATCTGGTCAAAAGAAATTTTGTTCCAGGCAATGCCAATTCTTCGCTTCGAGCAATTCGCAGTTAAGAAGACAGAACTAGGTGTAGCACCTGGTCTGCGTGTTAACTTCCTCCGCTACAAGAACTTTGGTATCGATCCAACACCTCTAACTGAAGGTGTTCGTATGACAACCAACGCTCTAACAGCAGAGCAGATCGCAATCACAGTTGCAGAACACGGCTACGCAGTAGCAGTTTCTGAACTACTTCTTAACGCATCATTTGATGACGTTATGGCGTCAGCATCACGTCTTCTAGGTCGCCACATGGCACAGTACCTAGATGTACAGGCTCGCAACACACTATCAGCAGCAACATCAGCAGTGTTCGGTTACGACCGCTCATCTGTACAAGGTGTTAACGACTGGTACAACGAAGGTACAGTAGCAACACAGATCTCAGACCTTGATGGTAACTACAAGTTGTCAACAGGTGCTGTAAAGGATGCTGCTCTTACCCTTGCTGGTAAGAACATCCCTCGTTTAGGTGAGACATACGTACAGTTCGTACACCCAAAGCAGTCACGTGACATTCGTTCGAACCCAGAGTTCATCGAAGTTACAAAGTACGCTGCTCCAGGAAACTTCATGCTCGGTGAAATCGGTCGTCTATACGACGTAGTATTCATCGAAACAACACAGGTTAAGAAGTTGGCAATCAACGCTGCTTACACAACCTCAACATCTGTTGGTGTTCCAGCAGACCAGTACAGCGTCCCTGTTAAGGCTAACACAGCCCCAGGTTCAGGTGGAAACCCAGAGTCTGCAGATTTCACTGCAGAAAAGGGTTACCTAACTAACGCAACTGGTAACGGTGCTGAAGTTTACGAATCAATCATGATTGGTGACAACGCATTTGGTCACGCAATCTCTCTTCCAGTTGAACTACGTGACGGTGGAGTTCTTGACTTCGGTCGTGAGCACGCTCTTGCATGGTACGCAATCTGGGGCCTAGGCGTAATTACCGATCAAGCGATCGTTAAAGTCTATACAAATTAATAAACTGCCTGTGGCTCCTACTCCTTCCTGGGGCCACAGGCAATTTTAATCAAACTAACTTAGGAGAATACATACCGTGGCAAATACACCAGTAAGTCCTTTAGACGCAACAGGTCGTGCTAAAGAGCAAGCAACAAAGAAGAACGCAGCAGAGTTAAAGAAGCGTGCAGAAGAAATCTCAATCGCTACGCAACTTGAGGCAGAGAGTCTGGAGAAGGATGTCTTTGATCCTAAGAATCCAGATGCTCCACTCGTACTAGACGAGATCGAAAATGTCGGAGTATCAACTGCAGGTGACATGGTCGTCATCCGTACAATCACTGACATCGAAGACATGACTTACGGCGTAGGCAATGCTTACACCTTTAAGGCTGGCGTTAAGTATCGAGTCCCATCAGGTCTTGCGGCTTACCTTGAGCAACTTGGATATATTTGGCGTCCTAACTAAACACTAGACGTCACAAGTAGTCCGACCCTCAACTGGTTCCCGCCCTCCTCCCAGTTGGGGGTTGGGCCTTTTTTGCACTGTGTAAATCTTGATTACACGAGATGATAGGCACAGTAATTTAACGGAGGTTATGTGGCTACAGTAGACAGCATGTCAAACCGCCTACGTTACGAACTTGGTGACATTGGTCGGTCTTTCGTCTACCAATTCGTTGCCGATGGCACCACTAACCGTTTTCTCGTTCCCTATTCTCCTCTTGATGGTGCATATCTGGCTATCAATGTAGATGGAACAGATGTATCTACTGATGTAGAGGTAGAAGAGGCAACAGGTCATATCGTCTTTGACACAACCCCTGCTGCAGGAGATGTCGTTATCGTTGCTGGAAATTACTTCAAGTACTTTACAGAGACTGAAGTTTGTCAGTATATCAACGACGCATTTGCACAACACACTACTTTTCACACAGACTCTTACGGCCGCACAATGACTCTTTCAAATTTGCCTACGGTAGAAGAGTACCCAATAATTATTTACGCATCTACTCTAGCCATGTACACACTGGCTACCGATGCCTCTTTTGATATTGACATCCAAGCGCCAGATGGAGTGATGATTCCTCGTTCTGAACGTTATCGTCAATTGATGCAGATGATTGAAGTTCGCAAGAATCAGTACAAGGAACTCTGCTCTCAACTCGGTATCGGTCTGTACAAGATCGACGTGTTCTCCTTACGCCGTATCTCAAAGACCACCAACGAATACGTGCCAGTCTTTGAACCACAAGAAATTGACAACAAGTCACCTAAGACCAGAGTTCGTCTACCTATCCCTACCTATGGAAATGTTAAGCCAACTCCAACGACTGTTGTACAAGACTTGAATATCTACGAAGGCGATGACTATGAGTTCTCTATTCGTCTAGACTTTGAAGTTGACAACTTAACCCCACTGGCAGAGATCAGATCACTTCCAGGTGCAGCAGTTGTGTTCGCTGAGTTTACTGTGACAAAACCAAACATTACTGAAGATGGCGATAACCAACGAACACTGGTTCTTTCACTTACTGGTGAGCAGACTCGTTTACTTCCTGGCAAATCCTACTATGACGTACAATTAACAGATGCAGAAG